AGCGGTACGTTCCGTTAATAGAGTGCTGAATGTGGTGTTATTACTTCGGCCAATTAGTCCGTCATTTTGCCCTGCGCTGAGGTCTAATCTGATTTCATAATAATCTACATCGGCATTTCTAACTTCAAGCCAATTGAAATGTGCCATATCGCCGAATGAAACAGAAAAGCCCTGCGGCGCATTCGGTATTTCGCTTTTCATCTCAACTGTAATGCTTTTCGTTAAACCTTGCGATGTATTGCCGTGCGTGTCCTTTACTTGTATTTTCACGTCATAAGTATGTCCGAGTTCGCACCCGCTAACAGTGATAAGGCCCTCACCAGCACCGCCATATTTCCATGTGCCGCCTTGTTCCCTATACCACAATTCAACTGTATCGAGGCTGTTAATACGAGGTACGTCAAATTGAGCCACCACGTCAAAGGATAATACGCCGTTACCAATTTCATAGTATTTAGTATATAGCGCTAAATTGCTAACCTCTGGAATATAGTAAGGCACTATTTTATATGGATAGGCTTGTACTTCATCAAGGCCTTGCTCATTCGTGCCGAACAGGTTCATAGAGGTAAACTTCAAATATACTGTTTTCCCTATATCTTCCTTTCGGTAAGCGTGGCGATATAGTGCCTCATCAATACGAATGAACCGCGCACCGCTTGCGTGGTCTGTTGGTATAGTTGCATATTGGCCGCGCACTAATCCAGTCAGCTTATAGCTGCCGTCTGTCTGCAGCTGTGCGCCCTCATAACTCAACGCCTCGCCGTCAATCCATGATAGGGTATTCGCGCGTTCAGCGTCGATGTGCGTGCCGCCTTTCATGCTGCCTTGATTGAGTTTCACGCTCACGCCGTCGCCTGTGTTAGACAATGCGGTAAGCGTTCGCCCCATGCGTGCCTGCTGCGTGATTGAACCCACTCTTGCATAGTTCTCATCATTGTCTGATAGCCACACGGAACAGCCACCCCAACCGCTCGGCGCATTTACGCCGATAAATACTTGATTGCCGCCAACGTCGCCGACTGTTTGGAATATTGCCACATCGTTGACGCTCGGCGCCTCTTGATTGTAATCCACAAAAGGGCGCTCGTTTTCATGCACATCATAACGTGCTGGTGCGTAAGTACCTGCTGGCTTGCCCTCAGCCGTAAATTCAAGTTGCCCGTCGGCCGCCTCGTTTACTGCTGTTATAACTACGATTTGCTTGTTAAGTTGACAAGCCTCATCTGTGAGTGTTACAAGGTCGCCAACCTCAAGGGTGCAAAAAGCCCAGTCAAGTCTAAAAGTGTACTGCGTTTTAGAATATAGCCGTTTCATGGCTAATTGTTCCGCATAGTACTGCGCTCTAGCCTTTGTATAAAGATAATGAGCCGTTTTCTTTGAGGCTGGTTTAAGGCCATTCTTTTGCACGTCCGCCACCACTTCAAAAGATACTGTTTCTTTCTCGTAGCTATTGGCGCGGTTAATGAATTCGACTGTTGCCTCATTGTACGCCTCGCTCGTATCCTTGCGCTTATAAAGGATAAGCTGCCCGTCTGTGCCTGCGATAAAATCATCGGCCGTGAGGTCATATTGAATTTGATTTTCTGGCGTCCAATCGCCTACAGGTTTATCGGCTAGAGGTACGATTTTAAGGCGGTCAGTACTCCAGAATACAAGGCTGTTCGTAATCTCCGCTATATCATTGATAATACTTTGAGCCTTGGCGCTCTTTTGGTCGGGTGGTGTGCTGATTAATATATCAGCAGCCCTACAATAGGCCCGATAATTTTCAATCCCCTCAATTTGCACATCTGCGCCGACTGATTGCAGTACATGCTCGATATAGTCCGCTGGGTTTACATCAATTCCGTCGCCTGTATCTCTGAGTTTACCCATAATTTCAAAGTTGTATTGTGGTAAGCTGCCACGCTCGCCCAAATCAACCACACCAGCCATGTAAGCCAATCCGCTATATGGTAGTGCTTTATCTGGGTGCTTAGATACCATGTAAGGCCAAGGCGCTTGCCCTTGCTCACCATTAAATAAGGTAAGTTCGATTTTTTCACTAGGATAAGTATATATTTCCTTATCACGCCACACCTTGCCAACGCCAGCGATAGGCCCCTCACATAATGCAATGGCTGCCGCCACTGTATATGTGTAAGTAATTTCAGTATGCGATGAACCACCGCCGCCCTTACCTGTTCGGGTGGTGCTGCTGTGTTCATGTGCTGTGAAATCCTCATAGTCGATGATGTTACCACTAACCCGAGTGGTCCCCAATATTTCGGGGACCACCTCCCCATAAGAGGCCGTATTGCTTTGGAAATCGGCTATCATGTCGGCGCGGGTTGTAGTATTTTTCCCTCTATGAAATAGAAAGCCCATTATTTACGCTCCTCTCTGTATCGGTATACCGCCCGCAATCGTGAGCGGCCTTTTTTATCGAAAAATAGTACATCATCAAGTTTCGAGATAATTACGCCATAGTCAACGAATGCATGAATTACAAGGCCTTTACCTATATAGATAGCGCCGTGAGAAATACATCGGCCGTATTGATATAGTAGGAAATCGCCTATTTCAAGCGGTGCGCCCTCTTTTACTTCATCGGCCACTTGTTGCACATACTTGAGATATTTCTCCTCAGAATGGTGTAAATGCCATTCGTTTGAATAATCTTCTATGTCGATTCGGTCCCGTTTCATTACGCCACTATCAACAACTGCCGCAACGAGTAAATAGGAGCAGTCAACGCCTACACCTTTAACCATTGAATTATTGACGTACGGCGTGCCTAGCCATTTAACGGCCGCATTGGCGATTTTCTCGCCTGTTGTTAGTTCATTAATATCTGTCATCGTATGCTCTCCTTTAATGGAACGTAAGGCGTTGCCCTGTTTCTATCCCAATTATTGAATTTATTCTTGCACTCTGTAGGCGTCTTATTGCAGCCAGCATATATATAGAATTGGTCGCCAACTCTTGGGCTTACTTCAAGGGCGCTCATGTACAGAATTACGCCGTCATTGCTTTGTAAAATCTGTGTTGATTGCCCCGCCATTGGGCCAGTGAGCCAATCTATACCGCCAGCCGTATAATAGCCGTTCTCGAATGGAATATCTATTCTTATGGAATTAGCACCGCTGCCGAGGCCTGTAACCTTGCCACTTTTGCGGAACCTTTTAATATCAACGCCGCACTCCTTAGAGTACACACTGAAAGGACATTGCGGATAATATCTGCGGTTAGGATATTCAATATTTAGCTTTTGCACGATTGATTTTACATTTAGCTTTAATGTGAGGCCGCCGCCTTGCGTAACCTCACATAAGCCAGTAAATAAACCAACTACGCCGATGATTTTATAGCTTTCGTCAAAGAACGCTCGGCGTAGCGTCATCTCAGCGCCGTCAAAGCCACCATTATGAGCCACCGCCATAATAGGGACGCCGCCTATTGTATCCTGTTCATTTGTCGAAATACTAACAGTCATCTTGTCCACGCTTACAGTGCTGTTAGTGGTTATCTTGTCCCTTACGATAATAGGGCCGTTACTCTTATAGACTTGTCCATTATAGGAAACGTCCGCGTCTGAATCGGCCCAATAGTAAGAAACACCACTGCGTAAGCGCAACTCGTAGAGGTCGCAACTTACGAAATACTTATCATTGTTTAGGTGCTGTCTTAGCGCCTCATTTACTGCTTTCATGATTGCCCCCTATCGAGTTGTTACCAATTTGAATGTTTTCGACTTATAAACGTCGGTAAAAATGTACTCGGCCGTCATATCGCCGCTAAACCGCACTAACCAATAGTAGGTATAATCGGCGGTTATAACTGCATTCGGTGCCACTGTCTGGCCTTGCGCTAACTTTATAACGCCTTTATCACTAACTGCACGAATTGGCGTGCCATTGGCGTATAATTTCAAGTCCTCGACGTGATAAACAGGCTCGAGGAAGTCGCCGAATTTTCTCACGGCTTGCCATGAACCCTCTGAACCTGTTCCGAGTTGTATGCCTTTCTCTTGATTGTCCTCGGGGTCTAACCATAAGAAAGGAATTGTACCGCCCTTTGTCTTAGAATAGAACCCCATGAGTTCCTTATATTCCGCTGGCTTTAGTACCTCGAAATCTGTCGAAATCGTATATTGCGGATATTTCCATGTAGTCATGGTCCGCACCTTACCCGAGCCAGCTGTTTTTATTTTAGTATCCCATTTTTGAATCTTTTGAGATTTCCACCCCAATGAGATAATCTTAGGGAATTTCAATAAATCTGCCATGTTACCACGTCCCCGCTGTTGCTACGAATTCCCTATCTTGATTTACAAGGAATTGACGTAAGGCTCTACCGCCTCGGCTTTCAAGGAACCCGCCAAAGCTTTCGGCGTCAATCGCATTAATATTGATAGTGGCGCCGCCAGTACCTGCGCCACCATTCGCGCGGTTGATTCCGTCGCCTAATCGGTCGAATACTGTATCAGATAAAGGTAAAACAGCCTCTTCATATTTACCCTCGCCAATTTGCGCGAGTGTAGCGCCATAGGTAAGACCACCCTCGGCCAATTTCGGCATACTCTTATTGCTAAACATGGCGCCAAAGTTGCCACCTTTGAGTGAGCCGCCTAAATTGCCGACGTTACTCAATGCCGTAGACTGTGCTATGCCTGCCGCCGTGCTACTGCTCCAAGCGGCTAACCCAGCCGCCGCACTAGCGCCAAACGTTGCCATGCTAACCTGTTGCGCTAATTGGGACCATGCAGGTAGTTGAGCCTGTGCTGCTGCCACGCTCGCCGCTGTTTGCTGCGATTGTAGCATTTTGCCAAGAACAGCCTGCTTAACCTGTGCCGCTATCCATTGAGCCAAACTATCGGCAATTGTTTTCAATATGGCTTTACCCATATTTTGAAACGCCTGCGTAATCGTCATAGTGCCTTGTAGTAGGCCAGAAATACCCTCTTGCAATTTATCAATACCAGCACTTGCAGCGTCCCATATCAATTGCTGACTGTTGAAATGGCTGTTCATTACTGCGTCTTGATATTCTGTGAGTAGTTCTTTTTTGAGGTCATAGCTTTGTTGAGTAGCTACATATTCATCATCAAGCGCTTGCTGCAGCGCCTCGAAATTCTGCGTCCGCATAGCCTCGTCAATGGCCCATTTCTCTTCCTGTAATTCGCGATGATATTGTAAGGCTTTATCGTTGTATTCCTTTTGCTTCGCCAATAACTCAGCATTTTTCATTTCTTCAAACGAAATAGTGCCGTCATCATGGTCCTTAAATAGAACGCCCTTTTCTTTTAACGTGTCAATATAATGCTGTTGTTGCATTTTATCCATTTTCACGAAATCATCGTTCATTTTAGCGTATTTGTCAGTGATTTCATCAATTGCGTCGATATAATCCTTTTTGAGTTGCTCCGTAGGGGACGCGCTACCCGTTGAATCCTTACTAACTAGATTGAAATTGAAATCTTTGACATAATCGCGTACAGATTGCTCGATTTCGAGCAACTTTTGAGCCTCTTCCTGTTTAGCTTTAATGCGTTTGTCTGAGTATACTGCCTCTAGGTTGGCTAAATCCTCATTATAGTTGACATTTGCGGCTTTCGATTTGTTGAGTTCTTCAAGTTCGTTCTTATATTCTAACTGTACAAGTTCTTGCTTGTTCCCTAGCATTTCGAGATAAGACTGTAGTATTTTCTCATGCGTTTGTTTGGCCTCTTTGACGAGTTCATCTTGTTTACTCGAACCGCCGCCACCGCTGCCGCCACTTCCGCCACCACTACCGCCGCCAGTGTCATAATCAGCACCACCGCCGCCACCGCCAACGTCTAAATCACCACCGCCACCAGATAAGCCTTGTGTAATTTGCGACGCCATATTTACGCCGCCGTTTACGATTTCTTGCGCCGTGTCAGCGCTGATAGTATCAACCTGTTGTATTGCGGTAAATGTAGTACCAAAGAATTTAGCAACCTTGTCGCCTACGCTGTTGAGTTTGTTAATTAACCAGTTAAGGGCCTCTATAATCTTATTCACACCCCAAACCGCGGTATGTACGATTGTAGAGAATACCGAGGCCAACGTATTGCCGAACCCATTCGAGGCCGCTGCTGCTGTTACGAATACAGTTACAAGCGTCATAATTACGGATATTAATATCCCGACTGGGTTAGCCCTCATCACCAAATTAAGCACCCGCTGCGCTGTTGCGGCCGCTAGTGTGCTACTACGCAACGCCAAGAATAAGGACTTCAATGCAGCTGTTCCCATTGTTAGCGCTCCGACTGTCAATATAGTGCCTTGAATCGCCACTCTGACCGCTGTCATTGCCACGCCGTAGGCTCTAGTCGCTACTGCCGAGGCTAATTGTGCCGTTTTCAATGCTACTGTTTTAACTGTCAATGCTGCCGTCTGAGTACCACATAAGGCCATAGCCGCCCTGTAAGTAGTGAAAGCCACTACAACGGCCAATACGGCTGCGCTAACCCTTGGCATAGTAGTAATAAATAAGCTTGTAAGACTGCGTATCGTTTGGCTTATGACTGTAATAATCGCTTTCAGCCCGTTAAATGCAGCGCCAATAATACTGATTGAGGCCGAGGCTGTTGCAGCCATAGCACGGATTGCAACGCCAACGCCTTGAACGAATGCTTGAAAGTCGCCATTTTGTGGAATGGCTGAAAGTTGTTCGAGTACAGGCTGAAACGCTAATAACATTTCATTCTGAATAGATTGACCGACTTCGGCGAACGTCATCGGAATTTCTGCAAATTTTGCATTTGTTTCCTCAGCACTATTGAATAATGCCTCTTTAATGATGTCGGCGGTGATTAAGCCTTGTGATGACATATCTTTTAATTGCCCTACAGTAAGGCCCATTTCTTGCGCAATAGATTGGGCGAGCATTGGCGCATTTTCCATAATGGAATGGAATTCATCGCCCTGCAATTTACCCGCCGCCATTGCTTGCGTCAATTGATACATCGCCGCGCTTGATTCTTCAATGCTAGCGCCCGAGATTTTGAATTGTTTGTTCAATTGCTCGACGAACATAATCGCCTCATCATTCGAGCTGAACGCGTCTTTTGCCAACATATTCAGCTTGGCTACACTGTCCGCCATATCTACATAGCTACCACGGGACCGCTGCGACGCGTCAAACACTTTCTCCATAATTTCGGCCGTTGTCTGTGTGCCGTCATTAATAAGGTTAATCCGTGAGCGTACGCTGGTTAATTGGTCGGCGGTCTGTGCTGCTGCCGTTGCCACGTCCTTGACGGCTGTCGCGGCTATCCCTATACCAGTAACAGCGCCAGCAAATTGCAAGCCCTTATTGACTTGGCCCATTATGGACTTAATTTCATCACGAATGCCAGCTGCCTCTTTGGCTACCTTGCTACCTGCCTCTGATACGCCTTTCGGTATGTCAGTACTTAGCTTATTGGCAACCTTGCTTATGGCCGCCTGTGCCTCTGTACTGTCCGCGCTGATTCGCACGTTGATATTACTATCTGCCATTGTCTATATTTCACCCCCTGCCTCTCTAAATTCACGAATAAAATCCGCCTCATCTTGGCGCTTTTGTGCGTCTGTAGGCGGATATAAAATATCTATAAATTTCTTCGGCTCAATCGCCTTTGATAATTGCGTGTTCATGATGTTCGTTACCCAGAACGCTCTATTCTGGTCTTGGATTTTGCAGCGCCGTTCATAACCCTGTACGAGTTTTCTGTACTCAATAGGCTGTAACCGCATTAATTCCCAAGGTTTTAACTCGAGTACACTATACGCAATTTCTTCGGCGTTTCTTAGCCATAAAGAAAAAGAAGGGGCGCGTTGGCCCCCGTCTAGTTTTTTAGTTGTTCGGCCTCTTCCTCAATTGCCAATTTATCGGCTTTTGTAAGTTCATCGGGGAACATCTTATAATACATTTTCATGCCGTATGCTCCGCTCGCAACAATCGCTTTCATCAATGGCGCTTGCAGTGTCAACAAGCTTACATCGCTATCTTCCTTAGAAAGTAAATCGTCAATCAATTCAAAGTATTGCTGAGGGTTCCGCTTATGGTGTTTCATGCCGATAGCGTAACCCGAAACAATACTATTAATAGGCCATGTCGGCATTTGTAAAAGTTCACCAATAGGCTTACCTACTGCCGCCTCTAATTCCATGAGGCGCTGAATGTTGAACATAATATAATCGCCGTCTCTAAATAAATTACATGTAACTGTTTTCATAAATAAATCTCCTATTGTTTAGCGCTAAAAGTAGGATTATCGTGTTAAATTAGCCGCCAACTACTGGGCTGCTTGCTGGTGCGTCTTGTAATTCGGATAATGGGCCGACGCCATTCAAGGACCCTTTATAAGTCGCAACGCCGTCATGAGGCGTGTTGATAGATAATTCTGTTACGCTGGCGATACCAGTGAAATAGCGTTTATCTGGGTACTCGAATTTAATCATTACATTATCGCCGTCAAGGAATGCTTTTTCTAACAGTTTCAAAGATTCCTCTTTTGGCATGAGCAATGTTTCGATAGAGAAAGACCATTCCTTAAGGCCTGCGATAGTAGATTTCCAACCGCCAGAACCTTTGTGAGACGCGTCAATGCTATCAGCTTTACGAGAAAGGTCGCCGCTACGCTGACCGCCTAATAATAGCCATTTAGCGCCAGCTTTTTCATCTGTGCCAACGTTCAAATATAAAAGGTAGTTCTTGCCAGCCGTTGGCATATCTACCGCCGTTGGTTTATATAGTTTTGTTTCAGCCATTAATAAATACCCCCTTTAGTATCATTGTTAAAGTCATACAAACGAGCCTCGAATCTGTATTGAGTGCCAATAAAAGGCCTCATACTGTCATGGTCGTCTGTCTTGTTAGTGCAGCGAATATCAATGACTTGATAGCCGCTATTTTGTAATACACAATATTCCTCATTAAGCACGCCGCACGCCTCACGAAACGCAATCAAGATTCTTTCTATTTTGCTTTCAAGTTCCGATATTTGTGCATAGGCTGCACCGAATTCGTTGCCGTCCTCTTTAGTCCATACCTCAACATAAAACTCTTGTTTCAGCATGTTATGCACTTTATCATCAATTGGCGTACATTCGCCACGTCCTAGCATTACCATACCAAGCGTATCGACGCCCGCATTTTGAGGATTTAAAAAGCCGAGTTCGACTTTTCCGTCAAACCCAGCTTTCTCGATTGTGTATTTAATTTTTTCTAGTAATTCAAGCCACATGTTAGCCACCTCGATATAGTGGAATACATCTATATCCCGCATACTTCGCTGGCTGCCCTGTTAGTTGCTCCGCCGTGATTTGGTTTTCTAAAACCGCTATTCTAGCATTGATATATGTCAATTTCTTAGAATAATAATCATCGTCTTGGCCGTTGCGGCTATACTGCCCTACCAATGAGGCTGCCTTATTCATGCATGTCTCTCGATAGCAGTACAGCGTTACAAGTTCATCAGCAACGAAAGAGCGAATTACATCGCTCTCTTGTACACCTAGCCGTTTAGCCAGTACATACAGCCATTGCTCGGCTTTTGTCAGCGTTGTTTCAAGCACGTTAGGGCCTAGTAGCTCATCGTCGAACGTCATATTTTGAAATTCGTATAGCATATATCAAACCCCTTACAATTTGATTTCTAAATGCGTGCGGTTAGCGTTTAACTCAATATCTCGAGCTACATCATTGAGAGATACATCAACCGCTTTTGCGAATATATCACGAATTTCGTCGCGGCTATGGTCTAGTGCCTCATATAAGAACGGGTCGGCCTTTGTGCCTCTATGATGTACTCGTTTAGCGAACACAAACCCATTACCACCTACAGGAACCCAACGCAATGCCTTTTTCCGTTTTGGAAATATGTCATGCGGCTGAGTTCCCTCATGCACGAACGGGCCATGATATGCGGCTTGACTGTCGATATATACCTCTGCTGTCTTATCGCCAATCATGCGCACATCAATAGCCCTCTCGAGTTGCCCCGTGCGTGATGTGAATTTGTGGTTATTCTGCGCCGCTGTTTGTACCTCTCTAGCACTAGCCTTTACCGCTTGTCTTAATCTTCTTTCAAAGATTTCACGCGCATTCATGATTATTCATCAGCCGCTTTTGTCGCCTTTTTCTTTGGCTTAGTAGCTGCCTCGTTATCTTGCTCAAATGCAGGCTCTAAAATAAAGCCCTCATCAAGCAGTTGTTCAAGAATGAGTTCGTCATCTGTATATTTGACTACGTTCATTCGTACAAGTCTGTATTTCTCCATGATGTACCCCCGTTATTAATTAAGCGCCAAAGTTAGCCCATACACTAGCCAAGCGATTTTTTGGAACCCATACATCGTGGAATTTACGATAATCGATAGACCAAGCATTTGCTTGTTGTGTAGTGTTAGGGTCGAAAATACGCATTTGGTCGGTTTTGGATACAGCAATCGCTGCCGCACGGCTCATAATTAGCCAGTTGATAGCTTTCGCGCCTGTGTCGGCTTTAAATCCGCCTTTTTCTTGTCCGCTAGTTGTGCCGTCGTTGAAAACATATTGAGATTTCATACGAGCGCTAGGAACGCCAATAATAGGAATTTCGTTGTAAGTGCGAACACGAGTGTTATATGCGCCGTGTGTAAAGTTAGCTACATCGAGCAAGCCTTTAGCGCCTGCAGCCTCGTTCAAAATGCCTTGAACGCGCGCACTCATTACAATTACAAGGTCACCAGTTTCACCGATTAGGTCCTCGATTTCCATGATTTCCTTGTTTAATTGTTTGATGATGTTTGTATCATCTGGCGTGAATGCGTCTGTTTTACGGCTTTCTTGTGTAGCATATGCTGCCACCTTGGAATAACGATAAGCATCAATTTCTGGAATTACTTGTTCTTTTTGGAACGCTGTCATAACGTTGGTACCTGTTGCTAGGAAGTTAGATTCATCAACGTCCATGGAATCAAGCAAGAATTTACGGCCGCGGTCTTGCGTCAATTTGAAATCTTGATATTTCAAGGATACGCCGCCACGATTATAACCATTATCGCGGTCATAATTTGCTAAGCCGTCAACGGATAATGTAGGAATTTTAACAGTATCGCCGCCGTTATATTTAACTTCGCCAGCGTTGACTTCCATAAATCCAGATGTAGCACCTACTACCATTTGTTGGTCTAGCAATGTTTGAAAGTTCTGAGCCATTTGTAAAGTGTTAATTGCCATGTTTTACCTCTTTTCTATGAGTAAATTAATTATTTTCGCTTGGCGGTTTAATGCCAGCGATTTTGAACATTTCGGCAAGTTGTGCGTTTCCGCCTGTTGCATTGCCAGCACCTGCACCACTGCCGCCATTTTGTGCCGTTTTAACCGCATACGGCTTGTCAGCAAGGAACGCCGTCGCACACTCTTCGATAGTGCCAATAGTGCCGTCCTCTTTCTTCCAGCCATATGAGCCGTCATCTTGCACGCTAATTTGTCCAGCGACTAGCTTGCTGAATGTTTGGGCGTCTGTACAATTTGCCTTTGTTAGTGCCGCAATTGTTTGGGCGCTAATTTCTGAATCTGTACGCTTTTGAATTTCATCTTGTCGAGCCTTTTCTGCTGCCTCATATTTGTCTGTAAGGCCTTTAACTTGCTTTTCAAGCGCAATGATTTCGGGCGTTTTTTGGCCTTTATTCGCCTCGTACTCGTCAACTTTACCTTTCAACTCGTCGCGCGCCGTGGTTAATTCGGTAATTTTGCTTTCAAGTTTTAGGCGTTCCGTTTTCGCCCCGTCATTGATTTTGGAAATCTCGGCTTTAAATCCTGCAATTAGGTCTTTACCACCCTCGATTTCTTCCAATTTTGCGTACAATTCTGCTAAAGTCATGTATCGTTCTCCTTTTCAACATGAATGCGCCACCTTTCGCCGCTTGCTACTGAGTGGCAATATAAAAGGCCTATGAGTTCGCTCTCATAGGCCTGTAAATCTAATGTTATTCTGTTTTCTTTGGCTCTCGAACCTCGAACGGCTGATTATTCCAGTTCCTTGCCTGTTCTTGCCATGATACTTTACCTTTCCTCACGTCTTTCCGCCCTTGAACGCCAAGAATGCGCTCTTGATTGGCTTTAGATAGCAAATTGATGTATCGCTTGCCGCCCTCTTCGATATTTTCCTTTGTGCTATGTATATCAACCTCGAAATCATATACAGGGGCGATTTTGCATAAGCAATGAGGGTGAGCGGGTAGCGTTGGGAATTTATCCTTTGGATATATTCCTTTGACT